TGACAGCTTTAGTGTGTGAAGATGAAGCATCTGGTCGTAGGACCAGGTGCCATGGCATTCTTTGGGTTTTTAGGTGCACTCAGTGCACTTAAAGACGCAAACGAACTTGGAGAACTCGAAGACATATCCGGGGCATCTGCAGGTGGTCTCGTTGCATTTTTGTATGTTGTGGCCCAGGGTGATATGAAACGAGTTATTGATTACACATTGCGAATTCCAATCAAAGATGCAATGCGATACAATATTCGACTTTTTTTAAAGAACTTCGGGCTTGTGACGACTCATAAAATTAGAACAATCATCACTGACATTATATACACATTTTTGGAAGTGGACAATCCTCGGATTACATTTCGTCAGCTTCGACAGCTTCGACCCAATTCACCAAGGCTGTACATATCAGCCTATTGTGTAAACACTGGCACGACAATGTACTTTTCGGACCTCGTTACGCCTGATGTCGAAATTGTGAACGTGCTGTGTATGACAATTGCAGTTCCTTTATTATTTTCGAGCGTTGAATGGGAAGGCCGACGTTATATTGATGGTGGTACAGTCGAAGAGGTTCCGTGTAGTGTCTTTCTTGGAAAAAATCCAGATGATGTATGTGTTATATGTCATTCACCAGAGTCTCGTCCAACGTACGATACGACAAGTTTCAAAGATTATATATCAAGTATATTTAGTTTGACTTTACACCTCAGACACAAATATCCACAATTTCGAACAGTACCGATATTTTTTGAGCATACCCAGACATTTGATTTTTCAATGAAGTTTGATACAAAAGTAAAGATGATTACACATGGGTACATATGTGCTCAGAAGAAGGTTTTGCCCATGATGATACAGGAGGTGAAATCAGAAACGACTGACCCTCAAGAACAATCAAGTCCTGTGCATGGGCTCGTCCCAATACATCCACAAGATCAATGACATCGTGTGCGCTTGTATGTTTCTGTTTGTATGAAGAATCCTGACGAACAAAACGGGTAAAATCTTCGAGTTTTGCTGAAAACTTTGTGCATGACCATCCATTATTGGTCATCCAGAGTGAATACTCTTCGAAAAATTTCGGGCACCGAAGTGTCAATATATGTTGAGTACACATTTTTGCAATTTTTGACCACTCCTGAAGAGTTGATGCATGTGGAAAAGATCTCGACGACAATGGAAAAAGACCAATACCATACCTTGAATCAGTCGATTGAATAATTTCAAGGTCTCGGTCGATTGCATGTCCAAGCCAGTTTCCGTCACCTTGTAACATAACGTGATATACAAACTCGAGTATTGCAGTACGAAACGGAAGTACCTTTGCAGAGCCACCATGAATTAGAGTACGTCCAAGTTTTGATTGTACAGATGAGTCCTCTGACACAATCGGATCATTCAGGGACTCTTGGATGAAAATTGTTTCAAGAACTCCTCTACGCATTTGGCCATCAGTGTAAAAGTCCACAGGCATAAAACTGAAAGAATGAATAATCTTCGAGTTTAATGTCGACTCAAAGTCTGCGACAATAGCACGTTGTCGGACCATTACAATACCAACTTTTTATCTTTTTATAAAGTATGATGATAATGCGTGCGCCTTATGTTGCTCTTCGCAAGGGGAAGTTGATCAGTGTAGGACCAACGCCTATTCGTAACCTTGGTCTTCCAGGGAAGGGTCCTCGTGTGATTCCGGTCCGTAAGACGGGTGCACTGACACGTTTTGGATACAGTGTCAGCTCATCAGCATCCAAGCGTCATCGCGCTCTTACGGCTGCAATCCGTCGTGGAAAGCAGTCTCCTCTGTCCGTGTTTCGCCGCCTTCAGGCTATTGCGACACTGAGCAAGCGCACAATGCCTATGTATGCCAAACTATATTTAAAGAACCGCAACTGGGTTCGCTCTAAATTTTTCCGCGTGTAATATAAATGGCTCGTGTTGGGCTGACTGTATTTTTGATTCTTGTTGTTCTGTTCCTACTCTGGTGGTTCCTCAAGGGGAGCGCAAAGCCTTCTCAACAGGCTGAGCAGGAGAAGATTGTCGGCAAGTCTGTGATGGATCCAAACGAAGGAACATATGCTAGCGTTTAGGTCGAACAAGTAAAATCATAAAAAGACCAATGATCAAAGCAATAATTGCACCATAGAAAATCAGCCGTTGTTTATCTTTTTCGACAGGTGCCGGAAGGCTTTCAATTCGTTCAGGTTCAAGCGGTACATCCACCGCATGAACCCGTAGCGTGAAAGAGTTTGTGTTAAACCCTTGAAAATTGACTGGTTGGCCGCTCAGGTTAAGCCACCGAATCGTGAGACGGTCGAGTGAATCCAAGCGTGATGGAAACTCGATAGACATTGTATAGTCGTTGCCTTCTTTAAATGATTTGATTTCACCTGAGTTGACATCAAGAGGAATAAGGGCGAACGATGTCGCGGCCGTATTACTAAGAGTCGTTTGAAGCGAAACATTCGACTGTAACTGAGCCGATACAAGACGTCTTGCATCCATGGTACGAGGTGTTCGAAACTCGCGAATATCTAACCATATGTAATCATTGATGTTCATAAGTGGCAACGTTGTTGATTTCACGTAGTTGGCTCCAGTGATGACTGTACTTGCGGCATAGACTGGGTTTGATGACCGAGCCAGTACGGTCTGAGACCCAGTTGACAACCCAAGAAGAGTTGCGAGTTCTGAACTGTTTATCGTAAGTGTCGTAAAAGACCCATGAAGAATAAATCGACCTTCGGCTTTACTATAGACAAGTGTCGCGACAGAAGAGGCAACCTGTGTCGATGCATTAAATTCACTGACGAGTGTATCAGTTGAATAAAATCCATTACTGAGCGTGATGTTTGTTGCATTAATTGTCATGACGTTTGTTCCGTTTGTCAAATTGTATATTGTGTTTGGAACTGTTGCTGACACAAGATCAACTTGGGCTATATTCCGAATTGGTGTTGTCAAATGAAGTGTGTACGTATTTCCATCTGGGTAAAGTGCAGTGTCTCTCTGTCGTGAATCGACATAAATAATTCGTTCACTCATACTACAAAGAAGTGATATAAAAAATGGAGCAAATTCGCTTGATTGCTGGTCATGTATGGAGATCACTTGGACCGGGGTTTTCGGAGCGCGTATATCACAATGCTATGGAGGTGAGTCTTCGACGAGCCGGAATTCCATATCAGACTGAACGAATCGTTCCAATCATTTTTGATGATCATGCAATTGGAAACATTCGTGCGGATCTTATCGTTAATTCACAGATTTTGGTCGAACTCAAGTCTGTTCGGGCGCTCAAAGATGAACACCGAGTTCAGGGTAGAATGTACATGCGGATCCTTGGTCTACCAAATGGCATGCTGATCAATTTTCCAGTGTGCGAAAATGAGTTGCAGTGTGAGCAGCTATGATGTGGGTATGAATTCCCACCCAAGATCCGATGTAATCTTTTTCCAAATTGCATCATGTTTGTATAGCTTTTCTTTGGACTTGAGAAGTGGAAAACATGGAAGATAGCTATCCTCACCAAGAAGTTCGCAAAATTTGTAAAGTACGTACGAATAACTCAAAAAATTTTTACGATTTGATGGACAATGTTTCTCAAAGGGTGTCTGAATCTGGCCAAACATGAGTCGAAGACGATCTTCGAGCGCCTGAGGCATGGTTGGTGGTTGTACTCCGTTGAGAATCGTTGTAATGTACGGAGCGTGTTCATAGTACTTGTTCATATGAATCTTTTTTAGCATCTCACGAACCTTGCGATGTGTAATATCACTTGTATTTTTTACTCTTCGTTTTCGTAGTTCTTCACGTAACTGTTCTATGAGTTCATGGGGTACAGTAGTAGACTCTTTCGCTTGAAATTGGTTCACCCATTCGTTAAAGTGATTTTCGCGTCGATACGAATATACAACGTATCGATCCATTTCTTGTTCTTCTTTGAATCCAGCCTCACGACCTAGAAAAAATTCAGTTGTGCCACACTTTGTACATATCATATCACTTGTGATTTCATCGAGGACCATACAGTAAGACTCGTGACATTTTGGACAAGGAACATGTTCGTCTTGTAACACTTTAAATTTCATGTCGGTCGAATCGTTCTCGACGGTCGCCATGTACTTTGTATAAATGTCCTTGCGCTGAATTCCGCCTTCACGCTGGGTCGTAAACTCTTTAATAAACGGAACACACTCCGCCATGTATTCATGCATCTCATGTTCGTATTCGGATTTCTTGTCCGGATGCTTTTTTATCAGATCCTGGTACTCTTTAATCTTTTGATGATACCGTCCCTCCATCTTATAAAGACCAGAGTATCTTTTATTTAAGATGATGAACGTGATATCATGGTTCCGTACACCAAACTTTACAGTTAAAGGAAGGTTTACACGTGATCAAGACACCATTGTCCCAGACGACAATGGTGACATTATCCAGTATGCGTTCAACAATGAAACATATATTCACAAAGGTGAATGGCCTATAGTACAGCAACGTCAGGCGACATTTTCAATTCCAATCAAGTCGGCTATTTTTGTAGACGATGACACTGACGAAGTTCATGATGTAATCGATGTGATCAAGACATATATGGGGCCTCGGCATCAGATTGAAAATCTTCCGCCTGGTTTTTGTTTCGGAGAGTTTAAAGCCAAACCATCAATTTCGTTTGCACTGAAAGGGTTTGGTGTACAGATTTCATACAAAGTAAAGTACATATGTACACGTGTAATGCACGGGACGTTATATTTTACGGATATTCTTGGACGACGTACAACATGTGAAATTTAAGAATCCACCTTGGCCGCGAGGTAAAACTTGAGTTCACCAAGATTTGCCACAGCATACCGGAATACAATCGGCATGGTTTCGTCATCTGCGTGCTGCATCAACTGAACACTCGAGCATAGACTTGTCGCACGCGTAAACATGTTGATGTACTTGAGCGAAAATATATTACCAATTGGCTTTGTTGGCTTGCACATATCGACACACTCCAAAATAGTCTTTTGGCTTGCAAAGTCTCCACAGCATTCAAATTCTATTGTTTTTTCTCTACGAGTAATTGTAATATCCTGTGCAAGGTTTCCCATATCGCGCGTAATTCTCTGGAAATCCACGCTTGGAATGGTGGACAAAATAGTCATTGGAATTTCTGGAACTGACAGTTGATCCTCGTTAATGTCCAAAAGTCGAAACTCAACCGATGTCGACGATTTCTTTTGAGGATTTTCAATAAATACATGAAGAAGATAACGATCATCAATCCTCATAGTCAGATTGTCCATGTTGGACACGGACTTGAGAAGTTTATACGTGTTGGCAACATTCAGGCCGGCGATACACTCTGTTGGACATGTGTACTCTTCAAAGTTTTCAGCCGGCATGTGCAAATGGACAAGTGTCACACGAGCTGTATCGAGTGACATAATCGTCACCCCATCAGGACGAAACATAACATTGACATCATTGATAATGTCCTTTAATACTTCAAAGACTGTTCTGAATGCGCTCGCCTGAACAGTCTTCAGGTGCATCCTTGTGTAATGTGTGACTCGTAACTTTAAACGCGTGCAGAATACTGGGCACCATCATTTACTTTACGTGAAATCTTCTCTTGAAGTTCACGGGTCATATGAGGTGCGAGTGATGAACCATAGTGATTCAGATCAAAAAAATCTCCAGTGTTTGCATCGTCTGATTCATCAAGTGAAGCTGTCGCGAGTCCAGAACGATCAAACTCTTGAACAGTCTCATTTGGTCTCATTGAATCGATCCAATTCATCACCTCTTGACCCACAAGAATCTTTCCATCGTTTGTCACCAGTGTCGGTACACGTGTAATTTGTCTGGATGGTACACCTTGAGTCGTCACGTTATGAAATCGAACAATGTGAAGAAGTGCGGGGTTTTCACGTATATGTTGAATCACCTGAGACGAAAACGGACAACGGTCGCTATAGACAAGTGTTGCCATCTGTATTGAGACAA